GTAAGTGGTTGCCACTGACGAAATGCATCGTTGGCAGCTTCAGTTTCCCAAAACTGCACAATGGTAAACATGATCGGGAATACGATAAAGTCAAACACACAGACCATCATGTACATCCAACCCATGGCCGGACGCCACTTCTTTTGCATCCAATCTTCTTGCTGTTTGTCAGCACCAGATTTTTCTTCCGCAGCTGGTTCTGGTTTTTTAACTTGTTCTTCGGCCACTTTAGTTGTTCCCTTCTTCTTAGAAAATATGCCCATGGTAGACTCCTATAGTCCTAAAACATGCAAGGCATGTTGATAATGCTTGATACGATCATCTAATCCAAGTGTGCCGCCGTTAATGCGTTTGGTTAGTGTAAGCATATCGCCAGCATCGGCAAACTTATTTAGGTTATTGGTTTCCCAGAACCAGCAGGCCGATTGTACTGCACCCTCAAAGGTAGCTAGATAAGCAGGAATGTCATTGATGTCAGTTTCGATACTGTCGGCAAACTGTTGATAGTTGTTTCGACCAGTTAATTGAATCAACCCTCGTCCACAGAACCTCCAGCCATCTCCACTGGCTTCGGGTCCGTTGCCCATACGATTAGCATAGGCACGATTGGCAATTTTTTCTTCATTGCCGGCATATTGGTTGGCAATGTCCATATTAGGAAAGTATCGAGGCCAAACTTTGACAAGACTGGCTGCACGATATTTTAGATTTTCTTTTAAAAATTTGAAGTTACCGGATTCGTGTCCACACTGTGCCATAAAAGCTGCCACACGCTGTGGTGTGTTAATATCATAGTCTGGTAAACATCTTTCCATTGCTGAATGCCAATAGTCCACATATGGATTACCTTTAAGTAGTTCTGCCAATTGATCTCGGCTTAAAATAAAGTCACTCATTATTTCCCTTTAATTTTACATCGTCGTAGATCTTTTTCTGTTCTACGTACCAATCATTCCAACCATCTACCTTGTAACTACACTGATGGTACATTGTGTAATTTTGTACAATAGTTTTTAGCATATCAGTAATGGCTACATTGTCGCCTTCGATCTGTTTTAGGTCTGGGCACTTCTCTGTTAATTCTTTAACTGGTTGCGGGAACTCAGGCATCATTAGTACGGGCTTGCTGAAGCCACAACCGGCCAACGCAGCAACAGTAAGGAGAACGGCTAGTAATCTCATTTCTTTTCTCCCTTTGCTGCATCATTAAGTATCTTAGCCGCTGCCTTATTGTGTTCTTCTACAACAATCTTAGGCACTGGACAATTTTTAATAGCTGTCTGTAGTTCTGCAACTTTCCGCTCGTAATCGGCTCGTTGCTCGGCAGTCATATCTTTAAGTACGGTTTCTTTGATTGTTTCGCCTTGAACAATACGGTCGATATACTGTACTTGTGCTTGTCCACGTTCTTTAACTACACGATCTTTGTAGACAACTTTCTCTTGTATTTCGGTATTCTTCTGCGTAGCTTTCTTTTCTGCTTCGGCCAAGGCCACTTTCATTTTGTCAATTTCAGCTTGCCATTCAGCTTCTTTGGCTATGCCTCCTTCGACCCAAATACTAATAGCCAGTATAAATCCACTCAATATTCCCACTGGTAGTCTGTAGGGTACGAACGGAAAAAATGCTGCTAGGAACAACATACCAGCACTGACTAGCAATAATATATGCCAGACTATATCAGGTATGAATTCAAACATCCATAACAGTTGCCACATAATTGATACCTCTTAATGTTAAATAATACCGGCAGCTCTTTTTAAACTGTCTGTTAAATCATTTTTTGGTGCTTTAGTATTTACGTCTAGACCTGCAGAAATCTTAAGTTTGTCTATATCGTCAACCATTTTCCTTGTACGTTGGCGATATTCTGAAGGACTTGTTGGGATCATTCTACGCAATGATTCTGCGCTTATGTCGCCTTCTTGATTAGGTTTAACTGTTTTGGCACGCCAATCGGCGAATTTTACGCTAGTGAGTCTTTCTAGATCGCCAAACATAGTGGTTAAGTTAGCTATCATGTCTGCTTCGCGATCAATTTCTACAAACACTAGATAGCTACCATCATCTAATTCACCTGAGCTAGCGTCGGCGTCTAGCACCCAGTCGTAACTTTTTTCAATAAAACTAACTAAATCCCGTGCAGGATCTTTACCTTGCACTTTAAAGGCAATAACACATATTTCATCATCTGACCCCATCTTGCTCTTATATTCGTCGATAGTGATTGTGTTATCGACTAAATGAGCTAGATCACCAGCTTCTAAACCCTCAGAAAGCTGCTGGTTGTGGTATTGGTTGTGCCGGTTGTGCTGCATTTGCTGGATTTCCTAATTGTTTTTCTTGACGATCTTGTTCACTTTCGTCTTGCTTATATACATCATCATCTAGACCAGTTTCATAACTTTGCTTGATATCTTCTAAGTCTATGGTGTCGGATTCTAAACTAACGCTGCCTCGATGAATTTCACGCATTAGTTGTTTTGGTATAGTAATTTCAACTAACCAAACCGGTTTGGTAACCATTTTAGGCATCTTTGTGCCTGGGCGGTAATCGTCAGGCGTTTCAACTTCTACAGGATATTCAAACTCTGTTTTTTTATAGCGTATGCGTATATTGTAATCTAATAGGCGTTCGCCGCCTCTTGGGTCTGGCATCATTCGTTCTGGATACATAAAAGTACAGGTAACAAAGTACTTTTCATAAAGTGGCCCTTCAACAAGTTCGCCCTTGATCCAGTTTTTGTATACGTAAGTATCTAATTCATCTAGAACACGTTCAAAATCCATGAGAGTTTCTAACGTGTTTTCGGTCACGTACAAATTTTTTATATTATCTAAAACGTCTTTAATATTTGCGGGCATGATCGTATCCGTATTGTATTTATGGTATTTATGGATATTTGCCCTTTACGATTTTTGAACGCACAGAAAAATACTTAGTCCAGTTTATAGAATTTTAACTACACGCAAAAGTCCATGCCTCATGATTTTAAATACCTGTGTACACAATAAGGTGGTGTACAAAATGCACAAAATGACATCAAAAAAAGTTCACAAAATAGGAGAATTAGATTTGTCAGCAAGACGTAAATCTCAACATGGTCGCGATCGTAATTTAGATACTCGCGCCGCACAAGTAATTGGTATCGATGATTATGTACAAAAACGCAAAAAATCAGTAGTTTTGTTACCTAAAACGGTAAAACAGGAGGAATATATAGACTTACTAACTGATTCTTCTAAACACATAGTATTTGCCACTGGCCCGGCTGGAACTGGTAAAACTATGCTAGCAGTAATGGCTGCTCTTAAAGCCTACAAAGAAGGTACAGTAGAACGTATAGTTGTGACTAGACCCGCAGTTGGCGTAGATGATGAGCAGCATGGGTTTTTACCTGGCACATTAAACCAAAAGATGGAGCCTTGGACAAGACCTATTATGGATGTTGTAATGGAGTATTATACGACCCGCGATATCGCACGTATGCTAGAAGAACAAACTATAGAGATCGCTCCACTAGCATATATGAGAGGACGCAATTTTAAGCGTAGCTGGATCATCTTTGATGAGGCCCAAAACGCAACAACCAACCAGATGAAGATGGTTCTTACACGTCTAAGCGAAGGGTCTAAACTCATTATTACTGGAGACTTGAACCAGCAAGATCGTAAGTTTAAAAACGATAATGGTCTACGTGACTTTTTAGATAGGTTACGTGACGCTGGCAGCTCAAATATTGCAAGTGTGGACTTTGGGCGGCGTGATGTTCAACGCCACCCAACTGTTACGGAAGTATTAAAATTATACGGTGAAGATTAAATAGCACGCCCTAACACATCCTTGAGGAAGCGATCTAGGTCGTCTTCCCAAGGAAGTCCGGTCAATCTTGCTTGATGAATTTGAGACAAGATTTTTCTTACCTCACCGGGCAATTCGGTTTTGCCTGATCTACGTTCAAGCTCTTTGATTAGATCTTCGGTTTCAAAATCATCTAAATTAACTTCTACTTCCACTGTAGTATAAGGCATTTGTATTTCCTTAATTGATTTTAAAATAAGTTACATGAGTTCCTAAATTCCAGGATTTGAAATCCACTGGTGTACCGTCGTGCGTTTCAATCTTAATGCCTAGGAGCTCGTACCGTTGCCAGAACCACCACACACTTGGTGTACGATTTCCATAACCCTGTTTTTGAAGCTGTCTATGATGCTGCTTTTTAACAAGACACGTAGGCGGATTCATAGCAAGGCTAATCGATATTTTATTCTGTATTAATAGAGCTGTAAGAATACTTGCTGGAATCACATGTTCAAAATCAGTTTTATCGTTGGGCTTAAGGCTTTGGTCACGATAATGAGCTTTGATTCTTTCCTTAATTGCGTACCCGTGATATCTACGTAACAAGAAGTCAATGACATCTCTAAGTAATCTAGCAGTTTGGTCTAGCCTTTCTAGTTTCCTGTAGAGTTTAAGACACACACCGAGGCCCCTACGAGTAAATCTTTCAGATGCAACATAAGCAGCACCATCTCGTACAACCCGACCGTAGTCGGGGTGTACGAAACTGCTGACATTAGATTCCAGCAGTTTCAAGTCCATGTTAGAACAAGTCCTTTCTACTTGGAATGAATTGTGTATTAATATTCAACCTGGGCATACGCATAGCATTACCATCATCGTCAGTCCAAGACTTTTTAAGTTGGTGCCAGAAAAATGTTCCACCTTGTACCCAGTCCTTGTTCATGCGCGGGCGCTCAGGGCGAACACTTTCGTCTACGTTCTCGTAGAACGATTCCCACCAGTTAAAGTATGCGGTCTCTAACTGAGCCCAAAAAGCACCTTCGCTGTCAAAGTCTGCGTCAAACAATCGAGTACACAACCTAGCTAGGCTGACGATTTCATCGTCTGAATAGATGATATTGCCGGTAGCAGCCATTTTAAGGAAACCTAGTATGATGGGCGCCTCCTTAGTATTAATTGGCCTAGGATTAGTGCTCATGATATATTGAGCATAAAGGCAAAATTGGCGTACAACTTCTACAGGCATTTTGTCACTCATGATATCTTTAACACGAGTCACAGCGCCGGGCTGATGGGCATCACCGAACTTACTATCAGTAAGAAACAAGCCAGCTTCCTCAAGAAACTGTTGCTTCTTCTCTACTTCTAACCAAGCAGGATCTTGGCTGTTGTCAATGCGAACACCATAGATCTTTTGTTGAACAATGTCAATGTCGTCGAGTAATTTCTTACCTTCTTCGGTGTTGCACTTAATAAAGTTATCACGTATCTCGGCCTTGGTACTAACATCATAAATTACCACAGGTACGTGAACTTTAGCAGGGTCTTCGTTAAAGACCATTGTAGCTATTAAAAAGAATGTAACTGCTGTATGTTGCCCCTCCCAACTAGCGTAAAATTCACCGGCGTTGAGATGTGCAAGGTTGCCACCGGGTACAACACGGTAAACCTGAATTGGCATGGCTTGAGTGGCGCGGAACTTTCCTAAAATATAGAAAACCCAATTTAGATTCAATGCCCGTTGCATGGTACTATCTATCAAGATTTGACTAAGGGTAGACACTTGAGCCTGGCACAAAGGCATATCACTAAATTTTGTAAATTTAGTATTATTCTTTTGAAACTGGATTAGTTCTTGTTTTAGGCGGGACCTATATAGCTGTTGAACAGGTAACGGAAGGCTAGTTAAGGCATTATTAAAACGCTCTTTAAGATCCTGAAAGTTGTTAGTTGAATTTCTGAATTTTGCGTTTACTGTAGATGCGTACGACATGTTACTCTCCAAATTGTAGTTAACAGGGACTTTATTTTCCGTGTTATTTTGTAGCTCGCCCCATGCAAGCTACAGTTCTACTGTAGCAAATATCGTACTGGTGGTCAACCTATTTATGAATGACTCGGACAGCAACTTCTTGATGCCCGCTAACAAAGCCTAAATATTCGTATTTGAGTTGTTTTCGAGCAACAAATTCCTGCCAAGCACGAAATTCATCTTGCTGCCAACCGGGAAAATTGAAGTATTCGTCAAAAACAACCACAGTACCCGGGACGATTTGGTCTGCTAGATAATCGAGCACATACTGAGCACTAGAGTATAGATCGCTGTCTATGTGTAAGAATGCCACAGGACCTGTTAATGACCAACGAGGTAAAGTATGGTTAAACCAACCCACATGTAGTTGCACATTAGCTGGAACATCGGGTAACTGCTGCTTGAAGTGCCCTCGACGTATATTCCATAACCAAGTTTCAGGTAAACCTTCAAAACTGTCAAACCCGTGAATGGTATGGTCAGGCCACAATCTAGCCCAATGCCTGATAGTTCTTCCTGTAGCCACACCAAATTCTAAGCGATGACCTTCGATTGTAACCCAGTCCCTGACTGCTTCATGTAAGTCGTAGTCAGTGTCAAACTTTTGGGCTTGACGCATATTTTCAACAAGGTAGTTGGCGCTAGACTCTGCGGCTAATCTTCTAGCTGTAAAATCTAGATCAAAGCTATCGGTTTTGAGACCTAGTAAAGTTCGTTGCAACCAATTAGGTTGAGGATATTTTAACCACTGCGACCAGCGGTCTTTTAGTCGATGTATATTCATGTTACTATTTTATATAATTACGCACGTAGTTTTCAAGATCTCGCAACTGTGACTCTAACCGTTTACACTTAGATTCAGTGTACTCTAGTCTATGCCTTAACACTGTAAGTTCAAGAGTCGTGCGTTCTTGTTCTTCTCGTGTTAGTCTGAGCTCTTTTACCTGCCCTAAGAGAGTTGGCCTTGGTGGTGCATTGGGGTCAACAGGTTTTTTGGTAGCGGCTTTTAATAATTTTAAAAAGGCAGGATTCATAAAAATATTTATGTTGTAGCAGTGTTGACTACCCTAACTTCACTGGTTGGCACCGCAATGGCTTGGGTACGTTCTTGCTTTTTAAGCATAGCAGTATTAACGGAATTCATAAGTTCTTTATACTGCGGGTAATTTGATTGATAGTATTCAAACAAACTTTCATAATCAGTATCTTTGTTCCAACTGTTCCTGACCACACGGCGTGCTCTCAAGTCAAGAATAACTTTGGCCATCGCCATGTCTTTATTTTTAATTTTGGTAGTCAATGCAACCTGCTCATCATATGAAACAGCATTAGGTTGCAACATCCAACCGGCGCGGCTGGTACGCACACGGTTGTTACTGGGTTTTTGATAATAATATGCTACTAGAAACATGCTAGTCCTTTATAGTGGTTAATTCAACTAAAGTTGCTGATAAGTTAATTTCGGGATCGGCGCAGCTAGTATGGCTAACTAGGCCATTCCTAATAATTACGATTGCTTGGTCTTGTCCGTCGGGGCTCTCGCTCCAAAGGTTTAGATTGTCGTAGGCCCAACGAAAAAAGTCCTCAACTTCGTCTGGGCGCACTTGGCTGCATATTAGTTCTCTAGCAGCACGTATTTGTCCACGTTTGAACAAACTAACTGCCTCTAGTTTATAGTCAGCTTCACCCCGATCAGTTTCGCGAGCATCGATTAACTGTCCAGTTATGCTATTTGCCTGTAGCAAATTAAGACATTTGCGTAAATCTGGATATGTTGCATCAATGTAAGTCATCAAGTTTTCTGGATCAAAGTCGATGCCTTCTTGACTCATTATGTTGACAATACGCAAAGCAAATTCTTCTTTATTAGTTTTGTCAATGTGTATTTCTTGACAGCGACTTTTTAACGGGGGAATAATCCTGTTTGGATAATTACAAGTTAAAATAAAACGTACTGATGTAGAAAATTCTTCCATCAAATTACGCATGGCCGGTTGCACACTGTCTTTGTTTAGGTAATCTGCTTCATCAACTAAAACAATCTTGAACCCGCCTATGGTAAGAGGCATAGTTTGGCAAAAACCAATTAGTCGGTCGACCCATTCAATTTTTCGACCTTCCTTACTACCGTTACTGATCATTACATCATTTGGATCAATATCGAGTTCATTAATTAATATTTTAGCTAACGTTGTTTTACCTGTGCCTGATGACCCATGAAATAACAAATGCGGAATACTGCGACTTTTGATCCAATACTCTACTTGTGATTTAACATGGTCATCGACAAAGACATAATCGGTGATAGTACGTGGCCGGTATTTCTCCGCCCAAAGTTGTTTGATTGTCATAGTTGACCCTTGAATTAACGTACAAGGATTATACGAGGTCTATAACCCTTTGTCACTGAAAGTTTCGTCCTGAGGCTCGGTGTCTGACACCAAAAGAATGTCTTTAGGGTCGATTCTACGTACAATCATTTCGCCATCGGAGAGTTCTACCCTAACACCTCTAGTCCAACGTCCATGCTCTACGCAGATCCATTGCCCAACTGTGACATCGCGTTGTTCGGGTCCAACTGCAAAAATGCGTCCCCAGCGTGGTCTAATACCGTGATTTTTTCCATTGTCACTGGGAATTAAAATTCCACTGCTAGTGGTACGGTCAGCAAAGTTCATCTCTGTAACTAATACAGTGTCGTGAATAGGTTTAAGTTGTGATATTTGATTTACGAATACAGTCATTCTACACCATCTTGATCTTCTAGTACACGCCGAGCAGCCGATCCTCTTGGACGCTGCCCAGAAGTGCGTTGTTCATGAGCGGCCTGTGCTTGTTTAATAGCTTGGGTTTCAGACAAAGCACTAACCGGTTCTTTTTTAATTACGCTACCTTGGGTATTGTAATATTCGGACATAACTTCATTTCTTGTTCGCACAATGGTTCCGTTTGGTCCTAACTCGTCACCTCGTGCGTTTACTTTCATATTTCCTACAGCAATAACTTCTTCATTGGTTAAACGAAGATGATCCATGTCAACCTGTTTACCCAATGCAGTGCGATATGTTTTTTTCATTTTACACCTTTAAAAATTCATGAATGTCTAAATCATAGTACAATGAATTGATGTGATGCACGCCAATTTTATATAAAACAAAACTAGCAACACTACTTCCGCGCCCAACCCCCCATACAATGTTATGTTCACGCATGGTATCTACTAGATATTTAAGGTAGTTAAGCAACGGGAATAGATTTCTTTCCTGAAATAACAGTAGTTCTTGCCCGGCTCGTTGCAATTCAGGTTCACTTTGGCACTGATGTAATACCCATTCGGCTATGTCGAAATTGGCATAGGTATCAGGCATTAACCAATTATTTTGATTAGAACGATCAAATTCGCTTACAGAGATACTGGGTAGTTTATATTGCTCTAGTCTACTAGAATCTAAGTGTAAACTTTCCAAACTAGCGTTGTATTGTTCAGGATCAGTTACTTTAACATTATTGAAATCTAAATCTGGACGTTGATATAACTGTGCAAATAGATCTGCACAGGTTAACACTAACTGTCCATATTCGTCATACTTCATTGAATATCAATAATGTTTTTAAAGTTTTTATTTTTATTACTAGCATCGTCTAGCATTTTACGCTGTCTACGACCTATTTCTTGACGGTAATCTTCTAGTAACATGCCCATTTGATTTAACACACTACCAGACCCCATACGACTGGCCTGCATGAATCTTTTGTTAAGCTCGTTATACTTGGAGAGAAGCTCGTCCATAGATAAGTTTGATAGATCTGGTGCCAGTGGATGAAACATTACAAATCTCCTTCCTGCCTATTTTCGCTGTGATAAACGTCAAATTTGCCACCTGGATAACGAGACTCTAGCTTGCGAACATTTTCAGCAATCACATCATTTGGGTCCAAATTCAATGCCCGGCACATATTTGCCCAGTACCACATAATGTCGCCTAGCTCACGCTTCATATGAAACAGTGATTCTTCGGTTAATGGTTTGCCTTGAAATGTAATCTTCTTAACGATTTCCATTAGTTCGCCAGTTTCACTGCTTAGTCCCATAACACCAGTAAGCATTAATGGTACATTAACGTACGGTCCGTGTTGGTTATTGGCAAAATCATAATTACCATCTATGACATCTAGTCTGTTCATGAAACTGGTAAGATCATTACTTTCTTTACTAGTAACTGCTTTTACAAATTGTGAATATTTGTGTAAATCAACTTGGCTCATTTAAGTCTCCGATTGATATAATTTTACAACAAATACAGAATTTAGTCAAGACCTTGATTAATAATTGTCACAGGTTGATTTGAGTTTATGGTCATGTAAAATGAGTACGATAAGCCATAACTGGTATTACCTGCCCAATATATATCTATGTTTGATGTTGTAGGTCTAGCGATATTAAATCCTACATATCCGGTAGTGGTTCCAGCATCAAAAGATTTTTCATAGCGTTCTAGTTCAATTAGATCTGTGTAAGCGTTAATTGCGTAGGCTAATCGTGCATAGGCACCATGTTGACCGCCACCCGAATGATGATGCGATAATACAAGCTCTAGGGTACCATTAGCGCCTACACCATTTATAGTAATCATTTTAAATCTTGTATTGTTGCCCGAACTCTTGTATCCAGCATACATGTAACTATAGACTGATCCTGTTTTTTGAATTCCGGCTGCTCCTGCTGATCCGGTTGCTCCAGTAGCACCAATGGCGTAAGCTCCGCCACCGCCTCCACCAATTACTCGCAAAACACCATTAGTGATACCTACGGTTACCCCATCAACCTTGACACCGCCCAACGTGCTTACACTAGCTATAGGTAGCTGATAAGGAACGCCGGCACCGCCTGACCCAGAATCCAAACCTTGTACGCCTACTAACCAATATTGGTTAGCATAGTTTACGCTTACTATTTCTAGTAAATAGTTACCTTCAGATGGAAATACTATCTGTCCAGCGGTAACATAACCGACACTAGTTCCATATAAAACATCATTGGGCAAGAAGATTCTGTGTGCTACATTATTAACTGTTACCCATAGTGTGAGGCGCCCAACTGCATTATGTGTAGTAGGAAATCCACCTAAACTTAAATCTGCTGTTTTGGTTAATGTAACTTTTTGAAAATTACCATTTTGAAAATTTGCATTAATTACTGTGTCTGCTTGGCCTATGTCATAAAAGGTTTCGCTATAGGCTTTTAGTTGCGCTCTAATTAATTTAAAATAAGTAAGGTCGTTGTCATGACTAAAGATCTCACCTTCATCTATTTTACGTAAAACGTAATTACGAAGTTCAGTCAATTCTGCCGCTATTTGGCCAAAAGTGCCTTTGATTTTACCAAAGTTGTCCCTTAGACCTTGGCTGGAATTGTTGGTGCCTGCTACTGGAAAGTTTTCATTTAACCCTACAGTGTTGACTTGGCTAGTGTAATCTCTATAATCAGTTGGCATTTAACGGAATACTCCGGTTTTTGGGAATTTTATATATTTATCGGCAGTATGCTGCTCTCGATATTGCTCTTGGTTTTCGATAAACCTAGTGCTGTTGTAGTCAAATACAGTACCATTGGCATCAAAAACTGTGGGTTGCCCTAACAGGAAAGAGCGAGTCTCGGTGTTCCAGTACTCGGATAAATGATTTTCTAGTTGATATCTATCAAAATCAAATTCTAGAAAATTAAAGTTAATTTGATTTAACTGTAATTTAATGCCTGCCCCAAACCCAGGCTTAGTATAAGCTAACACTACAACTGGTATAAACCCAATCGGTGCAGAGAATTTATCTGTGCCGGTAATAGGCTGTTCACTATTAGCCCACTCGGGGATTAGGTTACCATAATCGTTAACATACCCAACTTTATCTCGAATCCTATACTTCATATTATATATTGAGTTCTCACTCATTATGTAGTATTTGATTTGGGGTTGCTCTCGATAGTACCAAAGATCAAGCTCAGTAGTTTGGGTATAGTAATATGTACGAGTTCCGGTCAAATCTACTAAGGGTCTCTGTGGTTCGCTTAGACGATTAGTAACATTTATACCTAGTTTATTATCAACTAAAGTCGCATAGACTATTTCATATTCAACTGTGCGATCTTGATTAAGAATAACTGCTGTTTCTATTGACCCAAAACTGAATGATTTGTTATAGTGTTCATATCCTAGTAGTTGTTCATAAGTCGCTGGACTGGTTTTATTTAGACCAACAGCAAATTCAATATACATGTCTTTGCGTAAGCCAAACCACGGATCGTTTGGTCTAAATATAGATTGCGGTGGAATTATATTAGGCTGAGTCAATAAGTTGGCAAGTTGCTGACGCTGTTCAATACTAGGAAAGGCACGTATATACAAATTGTCTGAAGCAGACTCGTTGACACGATTTATAGTTATTTTAAATCTACGTGTGCTGTAGCTGCGCCCATTGTTAGTTGATGCTCGCACTGTGAATTCATAAATGTCATTTACAGGCAAACTATTAGGATCGTCTTTGTAGGTTCTAAAACTTGGTCTACCAATAATCATTCCATCAGACTGTAACTTTAATCCTTGTGGAAATCTAGAATAAGTGTTGGGTTCAATACTATGTATTAGAGTTGACCCAGAATCATTACTTGAAATAATTTGTTGTTTGCTTATTCCGCCATTATCAATAGATCCTAAATCCGAGCCTGTAGTCCAGCGAGCACTATCGTGTTCGGTAGTTAATAGTATAAAATAAGTTCTGCTTAGATCAACTGTTAGGTCAGCGGCATTATTTTGAAACCAAGATTCGTAAGTAGGAGCTTTAGTGTGAACTATTCTAATGGTATGGCTGGTGTCAACATTACCATTGTTATCACTTAATTCAACAACAAACTGATAGTCAAAATCATGTGTTCTACTTAAGAAGGTTTTAAGCCAAGCGTCCCAGGTACTCTGATTATTGTTGGCAGTGTTTAAGAAAAAGTCTGTGAGGAATTCGGTACGAACGAAAGAACGTATTGCTGTTTTAGCTTCTACTCGCAAAACGCCGTCTGCGCCGAAACTCGCGCCTGGTGGTAACAGTCCCCAACGTAGGCGCCATACTTTATTATTTGCTACATCGGGCGTATACGGTGTGTTGATGGTATAGGTGTAGGTACGTCCTTCGAAACTAGAATTGGTTGGCAAAAACTTTTCCGGTACAAATAATCCATTATTTACAACACCAATGCTATATTGTCTGTAACTTTCAAAACCGCTTACATCTCGTCCTATAACACCAAAAGAATAAACATATATTGGCTGCTCAAATTTATAGTCACGATCTGGAATAGCAGGAGTGCCGGTAATAATGCCCACGTTAGACAATGACGTGCCTGGTGGCATTTCACCACGAGCTAGTCTAAATAGGTGCGTGGGCTCTTCAACGGGAAGTTTATAGATACGCACCCTATCAAGCACTATACTTAATCGTGTTACAGTGCTGTCCCAAGTTGATGCAGGAATTAAACTAGTGGTAGTTGTGGTAGTACTAGTAGAGGTAGTAATTATTTTAAAACCACAAGCTAGGCTATCTCTTTCTATTATTGCAGAATATGTTTCATTGAATTGATTTCTGTAAAGACCCCAAAGAACAAAATTATCACACCAGGACTTAACAAGAGCGTAATTAGGTAATCCTGGTGGACGAACCGGATATGGTGCAAAGGTTGTTGTACTGGTCGTACTGGTACTTGTAGTGGTGGTTGATGTAGAAGTAGTGGTGGTTGATGTTGTAGTTGATGTGGTTGTTGTAACTGGATTGGCACGATCATATATGGTTAGACATATACCACTAGGCAGCGGCGTTAAACCATAGGCGCGGAATCTTTGGTTATACTGGGTTTCAAATATACCTATGGCGACCCAGTATGTGCCTGCTACGAGTTCAACTTCTATATAACTTAAATCAATATTACCTGTGTCATCATTTTCGGCAATAACTTCGCCCAAACTATTGAATACAGCAATATGCGTGTCTATTGTAGGTGCAGCTGATCTTATAGTATCAACAACTACAGTTTGTGTACTAGATACAGTAAACGAATACCAAGCAACATTACCTACTACATTTACATTACCAGCATCGGGTATAGCTAAACAAATAATTGGTAGTGTTACTGTGACCGAAGGCGGATAGTAAAGCGTTGTGGTACTAGTGGTTGATGTACTGGTAGTGCTGGTACTAGTGGTAGTGCTGGTACTGGTTGTAGTTGTACTGGTGGATGTTGTTGTAGTGGTTGGAAATATTGTAGTTGTAGTTGTTAGGTAATAAGCCCGATAAAAAGCATACCTATTAGGAGTGCCTGCTAGGTTATAAGGAGCTTCATAATCAACTAATTGTTCTACTTGGGCAGTGCCGGCCATAAAGGCCTTTGCTAGAGCTGGCGAGTATGTTCTATGTCCTAGGTCACTTAGAATAGTGGCAAGATAGCCGGCTATTTGTGGTGCTGCTAAACTGGTACCTTGACCAACAATGATCCTATCGCCATTAAGCCCTCGTGCATCTACAACAGACCCTGCTATACTGGTAGTTCTATTAATTGCACTAACAATGCCTGACCCTGGCGCCATAACGTCAATGGCCGGTCCTCGATTACTGTAACTGTCTACCCCAGGTGCGTAAGAACTAGCATCAATACTGCCTACAGAAATAGCATTAGCACTGGCCGCACCCGACCGTCTATTATAGAATACTCCGCCCGGAATACTCGTCGTTACTATGCTATTATTATAATCTAATCCTGTACTTACATCATGTACCAGTCCATCATTACCAGAAGCAACTACAACATGGGCGCCGTCAGTGATAAGATCTTCAACGTCGGCCTGCCATGCTGCGATCGGTTGACTTACCTTAATGTAGTAGGCAGTGTCACCTAACGCTAGTCTATATTGTCTAGCACCGTTAAAACCTAAACCAAGTTGTTGATATGTTCTTGTTCCATCACCAGTATTAGTCCAAGGACCAGAATATGTAACTCCTCGATAAGTAATGGTGGTTATATCTAGTACGTTAATTAGTCTGTAAAATCCCCAACTAAGGTTAACTACAGTGGGATTTTTGTTACCAGTTGTCCCATTAACCGGTTTGTTGTTATGCCAATATCTAACGTAATCTAGTGCATCCTCGGCAGCTACCATACCAGATTCATTGTATGGGCTTATATTGTAAATATTTGCTGCTCTCGCCCATCCTTGGGTATTGCCTGCTGCAATAGCAGCAACCATAGCACCGTGATCACCTAAGTCACTGTTATAATAGCTGGCGTAATCATAAGTGAGTGGTACCGGTGACGTCACAGACGTAGATGGTGGTGTTTTACCTATAAAAGAAGCATAAGCTAACCAATCTATTTGCTGTACACGACTACCGCCGGTACCGTCATTGTTAACCGCGAATTCGGCATGATTCGGTCGTATATGACCATCAACAATGACAACATCAACGTTGGTGCCATCTAAATTTGTTGATATAGTTGCAGTGTGCCTACGTTGACCGTCCCATCCATGACCAAGCACGTCGGTGCCCTGCGTCATACGCAGTAGGCCCCAGTTACGATCTGTACCAGTTAGGTCTGCGTTGCTGTAAGGAGAACCTTTATAAAAGTTGCCGGTTTGGCTCCATAAGGGTTCTATTTGAATCCCTTGCTCTTCTAAACTGAGCTCTACAGCAAAAACACGTGGATCCGATCTTAACGAGTCGGCTTCAGCATCACTTAGCCAATAAACTGTGTTCCTACTTAATGGTCTGCGATTTGTTACTTCTACAGCACGATCTGGAATGTAAAGATCGCCCCCCGGAGTTTCCATGTCCTCATAGAATTGCTCCAGGTCTTCATACCTGTGAAGGGTTACTGTATATTGACGTATCATTAGTTAGGTACCGAAATAGTATTTATCGGTACCTAACCGAGCTACCTACGCATATGGGCAGCGTCAACAGCAGCCTGTTCGCTGAACACAGGCTGTAAGCAACTCTTGTGCATTATAGTAACACCTAGCATTTGGTCGCCGGTATAAACCGGAACATCTTTCTTCGCGGCAACACCGACACCGGAATCTTTACTAGGGTAATGGGGAGTTTCTCGACCGGGTGGAGGACCTAGTTTGGGTAGGGCACGAGTCAAAGGTCGGGCGGCGGCGGGACGGGTCATAGTGCGTTCCTTAAGAGCTTGCCATTCTTGTTGCAATTGTTCATGCTGACGCTTGGCTTCGGCACTGGCCCACTTAAATTTACCCTTACGGCGACCAGTAGTAGACAACCAGGGACCTTCGAGATGCATAGTCATAGCGACCTCCTAGATTAGTACTGAACCGCAATTATATAGGGTTATTTTACTCTTGTCAACCTGTTGTTTTTTTGGTACAGTTCATACCTCTATAAATAGCTGTATTATAGGAGATCAAAATGGCCAAAACCGGAAATTCAAATAAAAAATCTTTATTCAAACGCACCAGCCAAGGTGGAAAGAAACCTAAAACTAGTTCTATGAATAAACACCAGCGTAGAGGGTATAAACAAAGTCGTGGCCAAGGTTGATATCGAATTATGTTCTCATAAAGCAGAAACCAGAATAAATTAGACAAAGGTAAATAAACATATGAGAGCAAGAGAATTTATCATTAATCTTCCTATCCGTATTAAGATAGGTAACGAAGACCCAGCCGCTGACTCGCCTGCTGACGACGAAGAACCCGAGCTAGATACTATGGTACCTCCATTACAGCAAAAGCTCGAGCTCATGAAGCGAAACGCAGGCATGAGTAACGTATTTGACGAAGCCGACGAAGAAGAACCTTTTAATTAACGGGCCGGGCAATGGGTTTTACTCAAGACTTATTTACTAGCCGAAGAAATTATAGTGACGGTGAAACTCGGGTAGGTCAAACAGGCCGCATTTGGTATGACCACGACACTAATAGTTTTCGAGTAAGCGACGGTGTTACTCCGGGTGGCTCTGTAATAGGTTTGTCCCATATTACTACCGTTGGTGTTGGCATATCAGTAAATCAACCAACCGGCAATGTTATAATCACAAGCAATGCCACTCATTTAAACATACCCAATACAATTGTTGCTAGAGATTCTAACAACATCAGTAATATTGGTACCATCAACGCAACTAACATTAGAGTTACTGGCAATCTCACAGTAATCGGCCAAACTACGTATGTTCAACAACAGACTTTGGCTCTTGTTGATCATCAGATAGTATTAAGTAATATAGCTGTTCCCACCGATGCTGCCGCCGACAACGGTGGTATTATACTAAGAGGTAATGTTGATCACACGTTTTTATGGGATAGGTCAAGTAATACGTGGATCAGCTCGGAAAGTATCAGTGTAAATTCTGGTGGAACTTATCAGATAAATGGCGACAATGTTTTAACTGTTGCCAGTGTTTTGGATTCTTCAACTGATGCCAATGTAGCTGCCTCTGGTACTACTGTTAGAATTGGTGCAACCACAGGTAACACCATAATTAGGAATAATCTAATTGTCGATGGCTCTACAAATTTTGGAGACATTTTCTCTGGCAATTTCAGCAGTCTAAGTGTTGATGTATCAGGCAATGCCATTGTAGGTAACTCTTTATCAGTGACAGGGGATACAGATCTTGGCGGTAATTTGAGTGCCGGAAACACAACATTGACCAAAGTTGCTATTTCGGGCAATGCAACGGTCAGTGGCAATTTATTAGTCAGAGGTAATTCCGTCGTCGTTGGTAATTCCACTGTTTCGGGTAGACTTAGTGTCGTTGGCGACACAGCATTAGTGGGTAATTTAAGTGCAGCAAACAGTATAATAAATTCTTTAGCTGTTACTGGTGCATCAACTATTGGAAATACATTACAGGTATCAGGCGAAAGTACGTTAGCTAGCGTATCGGTAACTGATTTGACAGCCGGTAGGATCGCAATCGTTGGCAGCGGCGGCTCTTTGAATGATTCTAGTAACTTTACTTTCAATACCGGAAACAATACCTTAACCACAGTTAACGCAGTATTATCGGGTAAATTAACAGTATCAGCTAATACCGCCCTCGGTGTATTAGCGGCTGCGGATACGGTATTATCCAAAGCTAATATATCTACAACACTACAGGTATCTGGTGCAACAACACTATCCAGCACATTGTCAGCAGGAAATACCAGAGTAGCTAATATTATAATTAATGGTAACGCTACTGTAGCTAATAACCTTTCTGTGTCAGGCACCACATCATTAACTGGAGATGTCGCTGCTGTTAATATTTCGGCCAGCACAATTAGTTTAACAAATAATGCCATTGTTGGCGGTACACTAGATGTTGGTAGCAATTTGAGTATAGCTGGTAGTCGATTCACTGTAAACGCTGTAGATGGCTCAACCTATGTGGGTAATTTACTAACGGTCAACGGTAACTTACTCGTGAATGGCAGTAATTTGAATGTTAGTTCGACTACTTTTCACTTAGCTCCGGCTGCAACTGATCTACGAATAGGTCAAAACTTTGGTACCACTCGAGTAAGAAATAACCTTGATGTTGACGGCGACATCAATTTTGATGGCGGGTATATCACCGCAGGCACAACGGCTGTTAATGTATTAAATACGAACCGAATAGTAAATGCATTTACCGGGGCTACAGTATTAAATTTGGGCGATACTGGTGCAGCTGGTACTACAACTATACAGAATAATCTATTTGTAGTTGGTAATCTAGCTGTTAATGGTATTTCAGTTACCTATAACAGTGCTGTAGCTGTCGTAGCTGACCCTGTTATAATACTTGGTGGGTCTCCACCAGCTGCCAGCGATGATAACAAAGACCGTGGTATACAATTTACATGGCATACTGGTACAGCCCCAAGAACTGGGTTCTTTGGATGGGATGATAGTAGCCAAGCATTTACGATTATTCCCGATGCTTTAAATGTTGGTGAAATTTTTACTGGTACCCCTGGCGATGCAGTATTCGGTGCTATAACAGGTACCACGGGTACGTTTACAGGTGCGACCACAGTAGGGGGTACTTTAGCAGTAAATGGTTTATCACTTACTACCACAAGTTCTACATTTAACTTAATTAATTCTAGTGCATCAACTATAAATTTTGCTGGGTCAGCTACCACGCTTAATATAGCCGCTAGCACTGGTACCACTAATATTAAAAATAATTTAGATGTTGATTTAGATCTAAACATAGACGGTGGCGATCTTACTACATCGGCTACGACATTTAATTTAGTAAACACAACTGCAACTACTGTTAATGCTGCCGGTCAAGCTACATCTATCATTCTTGGTGCTGCGACAGGTACAACTAACATCAGACATAATTTAGTTGTTGACTTAGACTTAACAGTCTCTGGCGGCGATCTAACTACAAATGCTGGTGCATTTAATCTACTAATGACCAATGCTGGTGTAGTTCAAGCGTTTGGTGCTGCTACTGTAGTTAATTTGGGTGCAAGCTCGGGTTTAACTACAATAAAGCATAACTTAGATGTCGACGGCACTGTAAACATCGATGGTGGAACTTTAAGTACTAATAGTTCATCATTTACTCTTTTTAATTTAAATGCCACTAATGTTTCTGCATTTGCAGCGGCCACAAATTTGCAATTTGGTGCAGCCACAGGCACTACTTCAATTAGGAATAATTTAGATGTAACAAACAACGTGAACGTAAGTGGTTCATTAAATATTGACACCAATTTAGTAGTAGACGGCACAGTTAATATTGACGGCAGTGTTGATGTAGACAATAGTGTGGATATTCAAAATAATTTGAATGTTGGTGGAAACTTTGTACTAGTTGGATCCCTTACAATAGGTAGTCCGGGATTTAATTCTACATCATTGACATTTAATTTACTCAACACTTACAGCCAAACAATCAATGCATTCGGTGATGCAACAACTGTTAACATAGGTAACACAAATGGTATTACTAATGTAAACCATAGTTTAGAAGTAAAAGGGCAAAGTTTAACTACAAATAAAACTACCTTTAATCTTCTAAATACTACAGCTACTACCCTTAATTTTGCCGGTGATGCAACTGCTTTAACTATTGGTGCTGCATCAGGGCTAACCAATATAAGAAATAACCTTCAAGTTGACTTAGATCTTGACATACGTGGTGGTGATATTACCACCAACCAAACTACATTTAATCTACTTAATACTACTGCTACAACAGTAAATGCGTTTGGCGATGCAACTACGTTAAACTTGGCGGCAGCTACGGGCGTAACAAATATAAGAAATAACTTATTAGTGGGCGGAAATGTAACAATTGCAGGAGATTTTACCGTAAACGGTACACTAACTACAGTTAATTCACAAACATTAACAGTAGATGACAAAAACATTGAATTAGGAAGTATAACAACTCCCACTGATGTCACAGCCGATGGCGGTGGTATTACACTACGTGGTACCACACAAAAGACTATTAATTGGTTACAGTCAACTAATGCATGGACTAGTAGCGAACACTTTGATCTAGCCTTAGGTAAAGAATATAGAATAAACAACGTTTTACTAGCAAACACTAGTACTTTGGGTTCAACAGTTCTCTACAGTAGTCTAACTCAAGTTGGAACTATTTCGACTGGCATATGGCAGGGCAGTGTGGTAGGACCAACTTATGGTGGCACCGGTGTTAATAACGGATCTAAAACAATCACATTAGGTGGTAATTTCCAAACCGCAGGTAATTTTAATCTACAATTTATTTTAACTGGAGCCTCCAGTTTAACCTTACCAACTACTGGTACAGTAGCTACTTTAGCCGGTACAGAAACACTGACTAACAAAACAATTAATCTAGCTAATAATACATTATCTGGTACGCTTGCTCAATTTAATACAGCCGTGAGCGATGCAGACCTTGCTAGTTTAGCCGGTACAGAAACACTGACTAACAAAACAATTAATCTAGCTAATAATACATTATCTGGTACGCTTGCTCAATTTAATACAGCCTTGAGTGATGCTGATTTTGCGAGTTTAGCGGGCACAGAAACACTAACTAACAAAACAGTTAATTTATCAAATAATACTTTATCTGGAAACTTAACCCAATTTAACACTGCTCTAAGTGATGCCGATTTTGCAAGTTTGGCCGGCACAGAAACACTGACAAATAAAACTATTAATGTTAGTAACAATACTGTATCTGGTATAGCAGGTACTAGTTTTGTTCTATCAAACGCATCGGGCAATTTAGATGGATCAGCAGCACAGAAGGTGATTCCGGCTGGTGTTGTGGTTGGCACTACTGACACACAAACACTGACAAACAAAACCATCAACGTTAGTAACAATACTGTATCTGGTATAGCAGCCACTAGTTTTGTTTTGTCTAATGCATCGGGTAACTTAGATGGTACAGCAGCTCAAAAAGTCATACCTACAGGAGAAGTGGTTGGTACCACCGACACACAAACTCTTACTAATAAAACAGTAAATCTTACAAATAATACACTTTCAGGTACAAAGTCTCAATTTAACACAGCAGTTTCAGATGATAACTTTGCTTTTACTGGCGACAAACTCAGTCAATTCGCCAGCACAACAAGTGCAGAACTTGCTGGTGTTATTTCTGATGAAACCGGTACAGGTAATTTAGTATTTGCCAGTGGGCCAACATTAACTAATGTCAGCATAACTGACGTAGTTAAAATGACACCGCTTGCTACTGCCCCGACCAGTCCGGTAGCTGGTATGATCGCTATTGCAGATAATCAAAATTGGGACCCAGCTGCAAGATCGGGTAATCGTCCGTATCCGGTATTTTATGATGGAAACGATTGGTTGCCGATGACTACGGCTTAGAACACATTGGCTTAATGCCATTCATAGTTATACCTAGCTTTTGCCAGCTTTCTAAATTACCTATTACAAAGTAAGGCCAAAACCAAGCAGTGACAAACATGCCCGCATAAGCGTCGGCAATCCGTTGGTTAATCTCTAAGACGGGGTTCGAGTAGTTCAGCATCTTCGCCTGCGGCCATAATACAAGCACCTTGATCTGTATATGCCAATAAAGTCCAAGTGCCGGTACTAGTATTTATAAGAAAGGCCATTTTGCCTCGACGACCTATATTACCTGTTATTATAGGGCGTTCTTCGTATTCGGCTAAGAAGTCAACAACATAACCGTGACTAGCACAGGATATTTTCCAATCAGCTTCTCTAACTGTGTCGGCCGGGCGTTTGGTTTGTGCTTGAGCGGTAATTGTCAACAGACTCAACAACAATGCAGTGAGTATTCGCATAGTAATATTTATACAGGGTCAACTAGGTTGTTACGAAATATCTGCCATGCTTCTTCCCAGCTCCAACGATGGCT